CATTGATTCGCCTTCGCCTGATGCCGTTTCCTTTGCGTGCGCAAGAAGGAAAAAGCCCTTTCCTGTGTGTTGCAGGGAAATAAACTCCTGTATGAATCCGCGAACGAGCAGGGCCGCGCCTTTTCCCCATTTCATGTCGCCTTCCCATGTGACATTGTTGACCTTGTTGAAGTGATTCAGGTACAGGTACCAGAGGGCATCAACCGTGTCAATGCACAACATTTTGAACTTGTCGGAGTTGCGCACATCGGCAACGATCTGCTGGAATGTTGCCCAATCCGGCGCGTCTGCGACATACGCATCAACCTTGGACTGCCCTTTTTCCGCAGCGATGAAAAGGACATCGAACGGCATCGCCGCAACGAGCGATGTTTTTCCCAGCTTCCAATCCGCGTACAGCAGAATCTTTTCCCTGTACAGATCGAAAGTCGGCTTGCTTTTTGTTTCCGGTAAAGCCATAATATTACCTCCTGTTTTATGTTCTCTATTCTCTATTCTGTCTGTGTTATTCAAGCTCTGGATTCAGTTTTACTTTTACAAAATCCATATCCAAAACATGCTGCTGATCTCCGCTGTCGCAATAGCCAAACAATGGGCATCGCGTGCCGTAATGATTTAGACACGCTCCGCTGTTGCGCGGCCAGTAGTCGTGCTGCAAACGCCACAAGATTTCCTGGTAGTACATCCACGCTTGCCGCTCAATGTCGCGGTCTTCAAGCCGAACGCGGGCGCAGTAAAAAGCGTCCTGTTCGTTGGTGTCGTACCACTCGACAACGCGATCCTCGTATTCAACTGCCGTTTCGTTCTTCTTGAGCCGGATCGTTGGCTTTTTAATGGCATCATAAATCACGCCAACAACTGACTGGTTGGATGATTTTTCTTCTGCGAGTTTGTAAATGTGAACCTGTAAATCAAGGGATATGCGGCTGATGTATGAGCCGGATAAATCGGAGGCAGTCTTGTATTCAACTATCCACTGTTCGCCGGTTTCCGGGTCAATGTAAAGTCCGTCAATTTTACCGGCCATGATCGCCTTGTGCGCGGGTCTGCCAGTGTCTGGGTTTATCAAAACATGATCAAATTGTATTTCTGTTCCGGCCAGTTCCCCGTAGTCGCGCCGCCTGACATGCGACCTGTGCATCCCGGCGAGCTTCGCCGCGCTCTGATCATCGCGCGCGTTTTCGTATGCGTATTTGCAGACCTCGTCAACATCATGTCCAGTGTTTTCCATCTCCTTCATTTCATGCCACATGGTGCCGAATGATAAATTCTCCGATTCCTCGCGCGGCTTATATCCCTCGATATTGAATATGCGGAACATTTTGGGACACGCGCGCAGCCTGGAAAATCCGGTTTGCGTCAGAACCATTTTGCTATTTGTTTTCATTATTCGCCAACCACTCCCTGTTTTTCGCGGCCAGCGCGTCACTTGCCTTTTGTTCCGCTACCGGACGATTTGCCCTTGCATGACGGACACTTGACGCTTTTCGTGTGGGTAAAGCTCGGAGGATAATGTGTTGCGTCGGGAATCGCCTGTAATACCCTGCCGGTGTTTTTGCATGTTAAACATCCGCCGCGTTTTCTCGGTTTAGTTGCCATCGCTCATCTCTCCTTTTGGTTGTGGTAGTATTCCAGATTTTTCCAAGACAGAGCTGCCCGCACCTGTTCCCATGTCTCCGCGTACATCCACGGGAGCAGGAATTGATCAAGAACAAGCTCGATTCCGAATTTCATTGAAGTTCCTCCTCCGTTTCAAGAAGCGTTTCGCAGGTGTACAAAAGCTGGCGCTCACGCGCAGCAGCCCGCGCAGCAGCAGCCTGCGAAGCCCACGCGCCCATCCCTGCATCCTCTGCGCATTTGCACACGAATATAACCCTTTGGCGATCATCGAACGCGCGGCACGCAAACCAAACAACATCTTCATCCGGTATGTCCATGTCCAGCACATCAATGATGGAAACCGCATCGCGTCCAGCCCACAGCTCGCTCACTCGTTTGCGCGGGTAGTTTTCTTCGCACGGTCGCCACGCCATTACTTCGTCTACGGTGAATGTTTTCATCTCCGCCTCCACACCCTCATAATCTCGCGCCGTATGCCTGGACACAGCAACAGCAACAGCGCGGGGAACGCGATTAGTGCAACGGCCTCAATCATTGCTTGATCCCCAATTCTTTAGCCCTGTGACTACTGCGCGCAAAATCAAGTATTGCCTCACGCGCTATCTGATAGCTCTCGTCGTCACATTCAAGCGCGCAAAAGTGGGCCGCAATTTGCGCGGCAATTTTTGTGTCAACCATCACATTTTCCGATCCGCACCATAGCGGCAAGCACGAAAAATCAATGTCGGCCCCGTGCAAGTCGGCCCTGCGCAAGTTGGCCCAGCGCAAGTCGGCCCAGCGCAAGTCGGCCCCGCGCAAGTCGGCCCCGTGCAAGTTGGCCCCGTGCAAGTTGGCCCCGTGCAAGTTGGCCCCGTGCAAGTTGGCCCCGCGCAAGTCGGCCCCGCGCAAGTCGGCCCTGCGCAAGTTGGCCCCGCGCAAGTCGGCCCTGCGCATAACGATTGACTCGCGCGCTGCACGCGCAAAATCAATCACACACATTTTGATATTTTTGTCAGTCATTTTTTTCTCCCGTTACCTTCCACGCGACGGCAGCAGTGTACCAACCCGCAACGCACGCGGCGATGGAGCATATCGTGATGGCAAGCTCCGAATAGTTGATCGTAATATCATTGATAAGCGCGTTTAACTCGTTCATGGTGTAGGCTCCTCGATTTTTGATATGTTATTTTTGTCTCAATTTTTTGTGATATTCGCTCGGCTTTGGATATGGCGCGCCGTTGAAAACGGACTCGTAGTATTCATCCATGAACGCCCATAAAGCGGCATCCCCGCCGTTTACAAGGGAATACATTGCATCGTTTGAATTAAGGCCGGAACCGTCGCTATAGCATGGCGCACCATCGCAGTACTCGCATGAATCTGTTGCGCGTCCCTGTCCTTCGTATCGCGCAACTTTGGAGTGGTAGTCAAGCCCGGCGGGAATAGGCTGCGCGTAGCCAGCCCAATCGCGAATGCCAATGTACCCGATGCTGTCTTTTTTCGCGTACTGCGGGAGCCATCCGGTGAAAAGCGTAAACGACACTGCGCCATCTGGCCCCTTTGACACAAACTGGATTGTCATCCCGTGCCGCCCGTGTGAGCCGCCAGTGTTTGGCTTACATTCTTTTCTATCGTTTGCGCACTCGAACCTTATGCAGTCGTGGCCGCTTATGAATTTGACAATGTGTTCGTTCATTTCTGCCACCTCACTTTTGGCATTTAACGCCTCGCAGTTATCTGATCCCTCGCTCACACTGCCGCGAGAACCATTCCGAATCAACGCCCGCCGCTTCGCACCAGAAGCCCATGCTATCGGCCCTGTGCGCCGCAAACAGGAATTCATAAGCGTCCGCCCTGTTCTCTTGTGAAATGTGCGGATCGCGGCAATCCTTAACGGCTCTTGACAGTACAGCCGTAGCCAAATCCGCAAGCCCGCGCACGCGCCGCGACATTTCCAGTTCTTCGTCAGTCATGATTCTGGGCATGTTTTCGCGCACGGATTCTTCGGCCTGTCTCAATGGCAGCTTCATGTGTGCATATCCTTTGATTATTATTAAATATCTGAATCGTCTATAACATCCACTTTTGGGACATTGTGCAGGAATCCGTTGACATCAGATATTACGAGCGCACGGACATAAGCCGCAAACGAGGGAAACCCCAACTCTTTAGCTCGATTACACGCGCGCTTGAACAGGGCGTTTCCTATGCGGACTCCCCTGTTCTGGTCATACTTCGCATAATTGGTTTTTTTCTTGTCCATGTTATCCATTATATGCCCTTGATTGTCTATTGTCAAGCAAGCATTGAAAAAAAAGCCCCGCAGCCTCGTAATGAGGCCACGGGTAAACAGTGAAGCAAGGAGAAAACACATGAAATCATATCCGGCAAACCTCGCAAATTGCTCGGGCAACAATTTCCGGCCTTGTGACAGGCCTGTATGTAGCCGTGGAATGCACAAACACGCGCCAGTCTGCTTCTTCTGCACGCTCTATAAATTCTCTCAAGTTCTTTTCAAGATCATTCATTGCTTTTTCTTCTTCTATTTTTGATGGGAACATGTATTCTGAAACCCCGAATATTTCAACAAACTTGAACTCGATACAGCCCAGACCGTGAACGCATAACCATTCTCTGTGTTCTTCGTTTTCAAGGAAGTCAATGTTCATTTGTTCGATTCCCTCTGTATGATTCTCTGTACCTGTGTCACGGTCCATGCCGCGCCCTGTGCTGTTTTCCAGCCCATTTCGTTTAGTTCAGTGGCGATATTCTGTAGAGTTTTCCCGTTTTCCCGGCGCAGCAAAATGCCATTTATTATATTCTGTTCATGTTCGTTATCAATTTCATACAGTGAGCCGTCATCGCGCAAAACGCAATCATACCCGTATCTGCGCGGCCCTCCCAGTTTTTGCCCCTGTGCGCGCTTTACGCTCAATGCGTTACGCGTCCTGTCAGCAATCAACCGACGCTCCATTTGAGCGAACGCGGCAAGCACTGTAAAGAAAAACTCGCCCATTGCCGATTTTGTATCTATTGATTCCGATACGCTGTGAAACGCGCACCCGTATTTATCCAATTTCTGCACAATTTCCAGCGCGTCAATGGTATTACGGGCGAAACGGTCTGTCTTGTAGGTCACAAAGTGGTCCATTATCCCCTGTGACGCACTTTTAAGCGCAGACTGTAGCCCCGGCCTGTTTTCAGCCTTTTTCCCGCTGCAATGGTCCTCTAACACTTCTATAAGCTCAAACCCGCGCAGGTCACAGTATGCTTTTATCTTTTCACGCTGAAATTCAAGGCTCAAGCCGCTATCGGCCTGCCTGTTAGTGCTGACTCTAATGTATCCGATAGCCTTCATATTCTCTCACCGCAAAATGGACAATATTCTGCGCGTTCTGCCTCATGGAACCATTCAAATCTAAGGTATATATTTTCATCACACGATCCGCAATACCGGATATGGTTGCGATTAAACCAGTTTTCCGGCTTGCCCTGCAAAAACTCGTATTCTTTTATCGCAGCTATCCCGTCAATATCAGACTTCCCGCGCTCAATATCCTGCAACATGTACAGCATTTTGATCATTGCTATCTGTTTTTTGTTGTAAGGCTTTTTTTCTATCGGCACGGTTATCTCTTGTTTTTTCGCCGCACGCCTCTTTTCAACATAGATACACTGCCAGTTTATTGACAACTCCGGGTAATTCACAAGAGGCGCGCATATTTGATCAAGCGTGTTGTTTCCCTCACGAAACAACAGATACCCGTAAGCCTCAAATATGGCCCTACCCTTTTCGTCAGGTGACATTGTGCGCTTTACCCTGTTCGCAAGCCCAGGGCAATCCTCTATCAGCGCGCCAATATCCACACTGTCAAACCTATCAGCTATGCCGCGCCTACCCAACTCTTCAACTATTGCGCTTGCTATTTTCTTTACATCCTTCAATGCGTATTTGGGAGCGTCCGCGCAGCAATCCCAATATTCAATGCCATTTTCCATTGCAGCGAGCATTGATTCGCGCTCTATCTGCGCCTCTTGTTCATCCGTAAGGTTAGGGGATTCGATAGCCTTCACTTTATAACGCCCTCCATTTTGCAGAACTTAAGCATTTGCACAATTGGCTTGGTCTAGCACTCTTTGAATGTCCGCCTGCAAATGAAAAGCAGACCTCCGCAATATGGCTTCTTTGCCCTGTATCCGTATTCGCATTTCCCGCATTCGCCATTGACCTCTGATATAACAGACTCGATCAGGCTTTTTATCGCAAACTCTTGGTTATTCCCCACTTTTCGCCGCCCTCCCGCCTATACACGCGCCATAATGACAGCGCGCTCTCGTATACCAGCGTATCGAATCCCTCCGGCGCCACTTCACTCCCGCGCACTATCACATAATCAGCGCGCCCAGGCTCACACTCCACGGCGCGCAAGCTGAATCCACTGCCAGCCGCAACAACCCGCGCCCTGTTGTCTGACCTGTAATATTTCATATCGCGCCGCCCTCCCGTTTTGTGATAACCACTCCGTAAGCGGCACTCTTGCGAATGCCGCACGCGCAGGGGTTAGCCAATGTCCCCATACTTTGCGCGATAAAACCGCTTTATCTTTTTCATAAGCCTTTTCGACGCGCCATAATCACCAGCTTTGATGATTGTCAACATGGTTTCCCGTTGCACATCGTGCGGGCTAACATAATTGAAATACGAAAGAAAATCAGCTCTCGTTTCCTCGTAATACTGTTGAAGCGTCTTTGAGTCGTCATCCATCCAGGCCTCGCGCGCGTGTTCCATGATCATACCGCGATTTCCCCTCATTGCTGCCGTCGGCGTTTCCACGGCATAAGTGCAATTTCCCCATACATCATGCTCGTAAAGATAGAAGCTGAAATCTTCTTTTGTATCAAATTCTGTAATCATGGCATTCCCCCCTTTTTCTATTTTTTAACCACTCGCGCAGCCCTCCCGTTCAATGGTTAGTCGTCCATGCGTTCAATTTCGCTCAATATCATACTGTTAATGTATTCCTGGCGCTCACGGTCAAGTTTCTTGAATTCCGCCCGCGCATCCTCCTCCCTGCATCCCCACTCAAGCGCTGCAATCGTAATTGCCAGCCATGCGGCCCTGTTCATCCGCCTGTTTGCGGCTGCTTCGCGCGCGGCCCTGTATGATCCGTACCCGTAAGCGCCGCCCAAGAGCCAACCTACGCGCTCCGGTATAATGAAGGCGTCATTTAACGCATTCGCCCACTCCGCCCGAGCCTCCGCGCGCTCCTCTTTGCGTTGTTCCTTTGTTCTGCTCAAATCGCGAAGGAACGCCGCCCTCTCCCTAGCCTCGTATTCTCTATCTGCCGCTTTGTCCGCGTTCATCTTCATGTTCTCTCTCCCCTAATAGTTTTTCGCCGCTCCCGGCCTGTATCAATAGCATAACATACGCAATCTTGATTGTCAAGCGTTTGGCGCAAACTAATTCTGCCCATGGACACTACGCTTTTTGCACATTCCACAAATCACTTTCAATGCTCTCATTAAGAGCATCCGCGCTCTTGAACATGTGTCTCAAATTGCCCCGCAATTACGATACACTTGACTTGGGTAATATTTACACGCTATAATAATAACATGATAACATTGACCGTCATATCAATCCTACTTAATTCAATCGCTATCACCATCGCCACATTCACCTTGGTACACTTGGTACACTTGGTACACCGTGTCAAATTTGACACAGAGCAGAATGAACGGGATATGGGACAGGATAGCGGTTCCCGCAATTCTATGCCCGCGCCCTCGATAGTCACCGATCTAATCCGTGCGCGCGCGCGAGTCAAGGATACCAGTGATATCTATACCCTCGATAACGCGCACGCGGATATACACGAGTACGATACGGGCGAATATCTGGATAATTAACAGATCGAACGATCTGTCATGTCTCACAATGCCCAGGACACAGGCATATATATTAAAACATTCAAGTTTATTACGCGCGTATCTATAACCACGCTCGCGGGTTTCTACGGATTGTACCTGGAGATACAAGTATCATACCCGAAGCTACACGAATTGTACCTGTAAAAACGCGCGTGGTAAATCTTATAAAGGACGGCATGGTGGGGTTGGCCGGTCTCAGATAATATATACTGCTACAATTCCCACAAAAATTTCCGATTTCCAGAAATCCCATATAATTGACAGTTCTGTTAGTAGCGCGGTTACGAATACCATACGAACGCCGTAGGCTACGGAGGTTTTTGTAGGGGTATAAGGAGGGGGGTTACAATATATTAAAAGCATTTATTAGGGGAGTGGGGGGGGACATGGCAGGGGCAACTTTTGTATAGCGCAAGTATAGTTGCGGTATTGCGTTAGAGTGGTGGGGTTGACAGTTGGTGTTGTGTGGTGTTATAGTGTGGGTATGGTAATTGAGAAGACATTGGTGTTATTGAGGGCGGTGGTGCGGTGTTGTGATGGGATGATAACTGGTAGGCCTGCGCGGTATTGGGGAGTGGATGAGTTTTTGGAGGCGCATGGGTTGAGGGTGTGTCATGGGATAGGGGAGGCTGGGAAGAAGGTAGTTGTTAGAGGACTTGATGGGGGTGTGGTGTATGGCGACAAAGGATAGTGGGATAAAGGAGCTTGTGGTTGGCGGCGAGAAGAAGAAGGGCAGGATGAGTGTCAAGCATGGTAAGGGTGCGCGTAGCAAGGTAGAGGTAGTGGATGCGGATGATATTACGCGGATTAAGGAAGGGTTGCGGTCTGCGTACAATGAAGTGATTGATTGTATGGAGAACCCTGATTTCCGGTGTCCTAAGTGCGGGTTGAACTTTAGGGTAGAGATACAGTGTGAGCATTGTCACAATGTGTTTATGCCGTTTAACCCGTATCATAAGGTGAATGCGATCAAGGCGTTGGCTCCGTTGAGTACGAGGATGACGCAGATGTTGGAGGCGGATGCCAGGATTGTAGAGATTGAACACAATGCGGAGCAGTGCAAGTCGTTTTTGAATGTGGTTATTGACAGTATCCGCGACAATGTGAAGGATGTGGCGGTGCGGAAGCGGATACTGGACAATATCAGGGAATATGCGGAGAGTGTAGGGAAAGCGGATGGGTGAGGCGCGGGCTGAAAAGAAGGACATGTCGTTATTGAACGGCCTTCTTGGTACGCTGATTAAGTCTGCGGAGATAGAGTGGGGTCTTGAGTCGGAGACGGTCTTAAAGATAAAGCGGCGCATTGAGAAGGACCTGTATTACTTGGGAAGGGAAGTGTTGGAGAATGACTGGTTGGGCGCGCTGCATGAGGAAATAAGCGGGCAGATGATGGCGGGAGATTGGAAAAAGGCATTGATTCTCGTTCCCCGCGATCACCTGAAGAGTACATTCTGCAACTCGACATTCGTTGTACAGGAGATATTGCGCAACTTTGATACGCGAATCTTGATAGGAAGTGAGACACAAGACAAGGCCAGTGCGTTTTTGAGGACTGTAAAGAACGCGCTGACGCACCAGAATATCGTAGACAAGTATGGTGATCTTGTCGGGCCGAAGTGGAGCGACAGCGAGATATTCGTATCGAGGCGCAGGAACCCGAATATCAAGGAACCAACGGTGGATACATGCGGTGTTGGCGGTATCAAGACAGGATTCCACTACGACCTCATGATATTTGACGATCTGGTGAACTTGACGAATATCGGAACTCCGGAGCAGATACAGAAGATTATCAATTTTTACAAGCAGGTTCAGCCGCAGTTGGACCCGAAGGGTAGAATGGTAATAATCGGTACAAGGTGGCACAAGAAAGATTTGTATGGGTACATATTGAGGGAATTGCAGAAGGAATTTCAGTTGAAGATCGTAAGACAGGTTATTGAAAACGAGCTGATAATCTACCCGGAGAGGTTCAGTCTTGAATATATCGAGTCGTTGAAGAAGGAAATGGGCGGGTATATGTTTGCCTGCCAGTACATGAGCGAGCCGCGGGACAGCGATAAAGAGGATTTCCGGGAAGAATGGTTCAAGTATTACGACAGGCTTTCCTCGAAGGATGTTTACAATGTCTACATAACGATTGACCCGGCAATATCGAAGATAAAGGGGCGGCACAATACCGGGATTGTTGTTGGAATGGTGAATCAGAGGGGCGATGTGCTGTTTGACGATGTGTACAGGGAGAAGTTTGCGCCCAGGGAAACCGTGGAAAAGGTGTTTGAGTTGGTGAGACACTACCTGTCACTGGAAAATGTGCAGGATTTGACAGTAGGAATTGAAACAATCGGGTTTCAGGAAATGCTCATGGACGAATTTGAAAGGAAAATGCGTGACGAGAACATATTTTTCCCAATGGAAGAGTTGAAACCGAGGCAACAGAACAAAATGGACAGGATCAGGGGCTTGCAGCCGCGTTATCAGCGTGGAAATATATGGCACAGGCGCGGTGCTGTTGATTCTTTAGAGGAAGAATTGTTGTGGTTGGGGGAAGGGAGCCATCCTGATGTTGCTGACGCTGCCGCATACCAGGTAAAAATGTGGATGACACCAGTAAAGTTTGACGATCCAGAGAACTCAAACCCGATAGCTGTGTTTTTAGAGGAAAAGAAGAACCAGAGTGGCGATGAAGCCAAGGGCCACTGGTACGAGAACGCGGGGTTTACAACAAAACACTAAACGGGGTGCAGATAATGGACATTTTCAAAGCTGTGAAAGCCCTTGTTTCAATAAAAAGCATACTTGCAAAAAGCAGAATGTCGAAGTTTGTTGTATATTTCGATGGCCAGTTGAAGTGCTTTGTTGCAGAAATTCAAATACCGTGTTTTCGTGGAGACGGCATTTCGATTGAAACCGATACAATGCAATATTCTCTCAAGTGTATTGGCCGGGGGAGTTCTGTTGTATCTGCAATGGCTGCAATGAAAATACAGGAGTGCGTTGAATCGGAAAGAAACTGGGTGCGCCCGACACATAGATTTGAATCAGAGATAAAGCCAAAATACGAGTTTGATATTCCCTCAAAGTGGAACATTGTCATGGGCGAAGCTGTTTGCCCGTGGAGAAACGCAAAGGACTACTGTACTATTTCAGACAAAACCGACAGCGGCTCATTCAACAAGTGCGGCAATAGCGTGTGTAAGATAAAAGCGAAGTAGCCTACAACAAAGCACTAAACAATCCACAAAACTTTTTTTATAAAACGCTTGACAACGGTGTTGTTATGGCGTTTAATGGTATTAAGTGTGTAAGGTGTTACACATAATTGGGTAACGGAGTACACATTGGGTTATAACAAGATCAAGGTGAAGGTCGCCGCTAACATGTGCGGTATAACCGTGCGTGAGCTTTTGCGGCGGCTTTGTGCTTTGGGGTATATTAACGATCCGAAGGCGTATGGGCCGGATGATCGGATTGACAAGAACATTTGCGCGTATGCGGACTGGAGCAAACAATGAAAAGGTTGGCTGCTATTGTGGTTTTTTTGTCAGTGGTGGCGATTGCTGGATATATCCTTGCGGCTGACGAGGCCGCCAAGAAGGATGCGAACAGGGTTCCGACAATGATTGGGCTTACGAGCGGAAATGAGATTCGGAATCTTGAGGTGGATAGCGACGGCAAGCTGAATGTGAATACCGTTGCGGCGGTTACGAGCATTACGGATATTGCTGGAGGGCATATCCAGATTTGGGACGGCGCAACGAGTACACAGGTTTTGGACGGGACGAACAACAAGGCTCTGTACATTGCGCTTACGGACGGTACTGATACTGCGGCGATTGATGGCAGCGGGAATGTTGCCGTTACCGGGACGGTGACTGTTTCGAGAACAACCGCATATCAATATTCAAATTCAAACATTAGTGTTGCCACTGCAACTGTTGTTGCTCCAACAACCCCGTCAAGCAACTTCGTCGTGAGCGTGTTCAATGGCGGCGCAGGCGCGATTTTCGTTGTGTTGTGTGACGATGCAGTGTGTAGCGGTGAAACGCCCGCTGCGGCGAATGTGGGGCTTGAGATACCGAGCGGTACCGGGAAGTCATGGGAGAATGTTACCGTGGCAGGGTTGAGTGTGTTTAACGAGGGTTTGGCCGCTGCGGATATCAGCGTTGAATGGAGGCGGTAACGATGAGGCGGATTACGCTTATAACTGTTGCGTTGATGATGTATTCGTGCGCTGCGTTTGCGGATAGTTCGTGGGGCGGCGGTGCGGGCACGCTGCAACAGATAACGGACAAGGGCGCGACAAGTACCGCTGAAATCAGCGTTGGCGGGCTGCGGCTCGATTACGACGACTATATCCAGTTCGGCACGGCTGACAATGTGCGCATGGGCGTGTACACGGCTGGCAGCGGGACGGGTACTGTTTATCTGAATCGCGGGTTCTATGTTTCCGACGCGCGAGTTGACGGAAGCCATGCGCTTATGGTCAATAAGGGCGGTAATGGCATAGGAATTTATGTTAACAAAACTTCTGGCGCAGGTCCTGGAATTTATTCTGAAATGGCCGTTGGCACAACGGGACAGGGTTTTTACTGTCAGGGTTCCGACAACAACACCTGTTTTTATGGGATAACTGGCGCGACTGGCAAACCTGTGCTTTCGCTGAATGCCTATGTCGCAGGGTTTACGAACTATGTCACTGAGCAGCAGATACGCGATGTTACATCAACTGGCCATCACGCGCTTTATAAGACCTCAAAGCATTTAAATGACAGTTACTCAAATGTAGCTATACTTTCGCGCCACGGTTCGCTTGCGCTTGGCTACGATGTAGCTGTTGGCGATCTTGGAAGCTCGCTTGTGTCCACGGATCAGAATGTTTTTGTAGCGTCCGGCAGCGTGGGGATCAAGGGGAACATGAACGCAACTGGCACGGCATACTTTGGCGGGCTGGTCACGGCAACGAGCGGGATAAACTTCGGGGCCAGCGGCGGGGCGGATACGCTTGCGTATTACGATGAAGGGACATGGACACCAAAGTATGACGGAAGCACACAGGCAACAGTTGGGTGTTCATATAATACGCAGGATGGGACATACACAAAGATTGGGAATGTAATATTCGCAATGGCGTTTGTTAATGTTGGAGGCGGCTGCACAACTGGCGCGGCTGGAAATGGCCAGATATCAGGACTTCCGTTTACTTCAAGCGCCTCATCACCCGGATCATGCAGTATTGGGTATCTTAGTGCCTATGATGGCCTAAGCGCAAATGAAATAATGACGGCATTTGTTCCAGTAAACAGCACAATCATTCAGTTTTGGGAAACTGATGCAACTGGAGCTGGCGGTGCGGGCAGCCGAGCAGCGGTAGACAGCAACGACACATTTGCCATTCAGTTAACTTGCACATATTACAACTGATTGAGGCGGTGTAGCTTGGGTATCTTCTGCAAACACGGTTACATTCGGGACTGCCCTCACGGGTGTCCAGACTGTGATTCTGTCCCGGCAATCAGCGGAGAGACTTGCCCGAAGTTCGGCGTGGAATCGCTTGTGCCGAAACACCGCAGGGATCAAGATATTCAAATGAGAGTGAACCCGCGCACAGGCCACAGGGAAAAAATGTATTACAACCACGGCCTTGGCGAGTGGTGCAGTGGAGTGAAGGATACGGAAAAGGTGTGTTCGGCAAAGGGGTGCGCCGTCTATGGCAGCAGACGATACGACTAGCCTTGGCATTTTCGACAAGATTACTGCCGGGATTCGTTCTGTCTTTGCAAAGGACAAGCAACTTCCTGACGGTATTTATGTTCCGCCAATGGAAGAAGAGCAACTCCTTGAGAAGTTGAACATGATCATGGACGCTTGCCGCACGGCGCGCAAGAAGAAGGAAGCGATCTGGGACAAGGCACATGAATTTGTGCATGAGAATATCCAGTGGGAACAGCCGAAGCCGGAGGGTATGGCTGACTACACCGGGAATATGCTGTTCGCCAATGTGCGGCACAAGGCCGCTCTCGTAACTGACAGCAGACCAATGTACAATATCGCTCCCATGCGCGAACTGCCAATGACAGTTGTTGATCCGCAGACGGGAGAACAGATTGTCGTTGATGAAACAGTTCTCGATAAAATGAAATCACTTATCGAGGATTACGGTTGGTATCACTGGAATCTTGAGCAGGTTGTAGAGGCTGCTTGCATTGACGCATTCACCTACGGCATAGGGATAGTCAAGGTTCAGTGGGACAAGCAGAAGGAATACCCGTTTGGGGATGTTGCGCCATACCGTGTCTCTCCGTTCTGCTTCTATGTGTTCCCGCGCTCTGGCGAATACCTACAGGACGCGGAGGGCTGCGTAGAAGCCCGTGTAATGCGCGTTGACGAATTAAGCGGAATGTTCCCTGGCAAGGGTAAATATATCTGTGCAGAGGATGATTTCAGCGAGATTCGCTACGACAAGGAAATAGAGAGTAGTGACGCTGAAGGGCATGGCGCGCGCTCAATGTATGGAACGCCGGATTCTTCACTTACATTCAACCGCGCAAGGGAGAAGGGTGCTGGTGGCAAGTACGGTATCCCGCGCGCAATGGTGTACGAAATGTACATCAAGGACAATGAGACAGAAGAAGTTGAACAACCTATTACCGGAGAAGACGGTCAGATCGTAATGGACCCGCTGACTGGCGAGATCGAGACTGAAACCGTTATTAAAAAGAAGTACCCGCGCGGGCGGCTCATTATATGGACGAATAACATTATCCTGTTTGACGGTGACAATCCGAACAAGGACGGGAAGTTTCCGTATGCCGCATTCACCTCTTATTCCATCCCCGGCCAGTTCTGGGGCTGCGGGGAATACGAGGCGCACCACAAGTCACAGAAGGCGTGGAACCGCCTTATGTGCCAAATGATTGACCACTACAACGGCGCGAACAGCAAGTGGCTCGTTGAAGAAGGCGCGCTACAGAAGAACAAGAAACTTACCAAGAGGCCGTGGGAGGTTGTTCAGATTCGGCGCGGATACAAAGCCGAAATGAAAACCCCGCCGCCGCTTCCACAAGATTACTTTGCAATGCTGACTACTTTTAGGGCGATGATTGATCTTGAATCTGGTATTCACGACATCAGCCGCGGCGAAAAGACACCTGGTCTTGATAAGGTTGGCATTGCATTGTCATTAAAGGAGTCCGACTTCACGCGGCTGCGGCCAGTGATTAGGAACTTTGAGCGGTTCATATCGGAGATTGGGGAAATGTGCATATCCCGAATCATCCAGTACAACAAGGCGAACCGCAAATATACATTCATTAACCAGCAGACAGGACAGCCGGAAGTGTTGGAGATTGCCGGATTGCCTGATGATGTTGACTTGTCATTCAAGGTAACTGTCAAGTCAAATTCTACGCTTCCTTCAGACAAACCCTCACGCGCGGCAACAGCCATGCAGTTATTCAACATGGGCGTAATCGGGCCAATGGCAATGTTGAAGGCGATTGATTGGCCGAACATTCAGGAAACCATACAGGAATCGCAAATGCTCCAGCAGTTACAGGCGCAGTTGCAGCAGAGTGAGCAAATGCACCAGGAACACCAGAAGCAGATTAAATCGCTTACAACGGAAAACAACGAGCTTCAGAACCGCGCCAGAATATCGGACGAGGAGGCCGCAGGTGAAAAACTGCGCGGCGTCATAACCAAAATGAAGGCTGAAAATTCAGTAGCACAGGCACAGGAAAGAGCCGCCAACCGATCTTAGATCGGAGCGGTAACATATTGGATTGCCAAGCCAAGAGCAGCAATCCCGGAAAGAGGCAGTAAATGGGAAACGAAATCGTACAGGGAGCAGTTGCACCGGAGTCCGCGCCCGCGCCCGAACCGTCATTCGGTTCTTTCTCCGAAGTGCTTGATTCAACGATTGTTGAACAACAGGTGCTTGGCGATCCCGACATGATTACAACCGGGTTACAGGCGGCTCCGCAGGGCGACCCAGCGAGTCTGAACGAGAAGGCGCTGGAACCAGCCGCGCAGGAACCCATGTACAAGCTCAAGCATAACGGGCAGGAGTTTAATGTTACGCTCTCCGAAATGCAGGAGCTTGCACAGAAGGGCAAGGACTACACGCACAAGACGCAGAGCCTTGCCGACGAGCGGCGCCGTTTCGGCGAACAGGTCCAGCAGTTTGAGAGTATCAACTCGGGTCTCAATGCCCCGGAGAACAGGGACTTGCTGGACGCTATCAGCGCGCGCATGAGGGGTGAACGCGCTCCAGCATATCCGCAGTATGCACCACAGGCATTACCACCGAATGGGAATCAGTCAACAGACACTCTTGAAGCGTTGAGGCTTGATCCCGAAGTATACGAACCTCACCTTGTCGCAACGGTTGACGCGCTTATCGAGGAAACGAAGAACCTTAAAGGCGGTATCAAACAGTACGAAACACAGGAAATGCACAAGGCCATGATTGGTGCAGGGCAGGCATACGAGTCCGAATTCAAGTCAGAGTTTGGGCGCGATATGTCACAGCCCGAAGTGGATGCTATTATCGGGTTCATGCACAAACAGGGCTTGAACATGACCAGTGTTGACAACTTCCGCATGGCAGGCAATTACCTGTTTGAGAACGACAGGATTGCCTCAAGGGTTCAGAAGGAAATCGAGAAGCTGAAAGCAGACCATAACAACGGAGTAATCTCCAGAACGCCAACATCCGGTGTGCGCCCTGTGGCAAACGGTCATGGCGAAGTGCCAAACTTCAAGAGCCATGACGAAGCCTCGCGCTACATCAATAAGGCGTTTGGTCTGTAAGGAAACCGTTGTGGCGGGTTGTGGATGAAAGGAGATAAATACGGTGGCTCTTACCTATTCCCAACTCGTTACACAGACCATTCAGATCCACCTCAAGACTCTGCGTGACAACTTCCACACGCACAACCGTGTTCTTGAGCGCATTATGAAGAAGAAGGAAGTACAGGCTGGTGGCCGCAGCCTTCTCCAGCCGATCAAATACGCCGGGCTGACAAACGCTGGCTCGTTTGATCCGTATGCGACTTACGCCATCACCAACAACGAAAAGGTCACGAATGCAGAGTTTGAATGGGCATCCTATCAGGCGAGCATTCAGCTTTTCGGTTACGACATTGCAACCAACCAGGCTGGCCCGCAGCAGATTCTCAACATGATTAAAGAGGAATTCATGAGCGCGGAGGAATCCCTGGCTGACGCAGTGGCTCTTGACCTGTTCACTGGCACGGCAACGCCCAAGCTCGTTGGTCTTCAGACTGCCGTTGACTCGACAACCACATACGGCGGCGTTGCAGTAGCGGACGCTCCCGTATGGGTGGCGCAGGAAAGCGCAATGGCAACCCTCGACCTCACCACGATGGGAACCTACATGCGCCTCGCCAGCGACAACAAGGACGAACCGAATCTCATTATCACCACGAAGACCGTTGTTGGCCTGTACGAGAAGCAGCTTACCCCGATCCAGATCATTGCGAACAGCGTGACTGGTGACAGCGGGTTCCAGATGCTCAAGTTCCGTGGCGCGGATGTGTACTACGACAACAACTGTCCGAGCGGCGAGATGTACATGATGAACGAGAAGTACATTCACTACAAAGTGATGAAGGGCGTTGATATGACCCTCCGCGAGAAGGTCATCCCTGACAACCAGTGGAGCCAGGTGCAGACCATCCTTTACATGCCCGTGTTCTGGATTGACCAGCGCCGCCGCCACGCCAAACTCACGGGCATTTCCGCCTAACGGGAAAGGAGAGAATGAACAATGGGAATCAAGATCAATGAACTCCTTTCTGGTGGTGGCCTGACTGACACCTCCGCGACTGCTATCTACAATCCCGGCCAGATTTACGAGAATGAAGAGACTGGCGCGAAGTACCAGTATGTCGGACCCACCAGCGCGTATATCAGCGCGTACTTCCAGGTTGTAGTCACGACCGCAGAAGACGGCGTTTCCATGCGCGTAATCAAGAAACCCACCACAAGCACGACTATCGGGCAGGGTATCCCGCAGGTAAACATGCCGCTTGGCTACTACGGCTTCATTAAGAAGACTGGCGTTGCCGAGGCGTATGTTACCTCGTCTGTTGCGCTTGGTGCGGAACTCATGGGCCATGCTTCTACCGCTGGCTGCCTTGCTGCTAAAACCAGCACGGTTGCTTCCGGTGTTGCGAAAACCCTTGAAGTCGGTCTTGGGCTTGGCACGACCACGACCGTTCTGTTGCTGTACCCGTGCTGAAGAAGTGAAATACGCGGGGGGGCTACGGCCCCTCCGCTTCCTTGGAAGGAAATGGCATGGACAATTCGTTTGAAGTAAACACAAAGTCATTGGGCTATGGGGTTGATGACGCGCTGAACAGATCAAACGAGTTGATGAAAATGGCAGTTTTTGATAGCGGCGGTTCTTTCGACAATCTTGTACTCGGTTTCACATTCGCGCTTTTCAAGGAGACTGAAACGGCGACAACAGAGGAATTGCAACTTGTAAACGAACCAGTAACATTCGTGTTCAAGTATCCAGATATGCGACTCGACAAGGTTCTGGCTGACAATGACGGGCGCATAGGGGAAACGGTATTCCATGTTGTTGCGAAGATTCTTGAAGGCATGAAAAAGATCGGACTTGATTGTGAAAAAAAACTAAGGAGTGAGAAACAAGATGGCACTGAACAGAGCTAAAAGGGAACTTCAGGTGTGTCTTGGCACGGTTGCTGCAAACGGCACAGTGTCTGGCGGGTTCGGGCTTAAAAACGGTGTGTCTGGCACTGGTAGCTGTACGCTTTCCGACACGAGCCTTTACACATTCACTTGGCCCAAGGCCTTCAATGTGGCCCCGGCTGTGTCTATCGCGCACGCTTCTGCCGTTCGGCATGAGATTGCAACGACCACCACGGGATGCACAGTGCGCCTTCTCGCCTACGACAGCACTACCAAGACAGCCTCGGTCTTCACGATCCTGGCAATGGGCTACGGCGACGCTCGATAACACAAAGGGGGCAATGCCATGAACGCCTCCGAGCTTATTACAGAGGTTCGGGAACTACTTGACGAACCCGTAAGCAACAGCGCGACAACGCCGTACTTCACGGACGCGCGGTTATTGGCGTGGCTGAACCAAGTGTACATACAGTTCTGTAGGTTCACGAACTGGCATGTGCGGAAAACGAACTATCTCCAAGGTTCCACATACATGAACGCTGCGGCAACCACCGCGAGTTCACCTATTCACAACATGCCGTCTGACTTCTTGAAGCTGGACCCCAAGAGCGGTGTATTCTGGGTAGTGAATAGCAAGCCGCGCAAGCTAGATGAAATGGACAAGGTACAGGCCGCGCTTGAGGGTTGGTGGCGTTCAGTAAATGTTGCCGGGACACCATCGCATTACAGCATCAGGTATCTTGACGCTGACCTAAAGGGAATTACGGCTCCTGCCCCTGCGCCAACGCTTACCCCTGCCGGAACTGGCGGGTTTGCTGCTGCAACCGGGTACAAGTACAAGTACACCTATTACAACAGCACGACAACGCAGGAATCGGTTGCGAGTGCGGCTGCTGATACTGGTGCATTCAGCGGCAAGGCAACAGTAGCTATTGTACCGACATGGAGCGGTGACACTGGCGTTGACCAGATAAAGATTTATAGGACTGTTGACGGTGGAAGCGCGTATTACCTTGTCACAACGATTACAACGCCAACGGCCTCATACAACGATAACCTGGCAGACGGCACTCTGATAACACGGGCTGCTTATTCTGCAACGCAACAGAGTGGATATGTTCTTGAGACATATCCGTATCCGACTTCTGCGGGATACAATCTACAGGCGCATTATGTAGCAAAGCCAACGCTGCTTGCTACAACCCCTTCAGCGACAACGCCAAGCATACCAGACGATTACCAGTGGGGGCTTGTGTACGGTGCGGCTGCTACAGGGAAAATGAAGCGCAGGCTGTATGACGAGGCGCGCGCGTTCCAGAACAAAATGTACGAGATATTCGAACAGGCATTGACGGAAACGCAGGACAGGGGAACCTCGGAGTTCGACGTTCCTACGGACACATACTTACCTTACAAGTGGTGAGCGAATGAGCCGTGGCAAAACACAGTTTGAGCATTACCGCAATTACACGGGCGGCGTGAATTACCGTGCGTTGCCTACTGAACTATTGGAAGATCAGTACAGGGGCGGAAGCAATGTAACGCTTACGAATATAGGAAAGCTGGCCAAGCGCGGCGGCAGGAGCAAGGTCAACACAAGTGCTACTTCAAAAATCCATTCACTGTATAGGTATTCTCGTGGAACGACAACGCGGACTCTTGTCGGCGCCGGAACCGTACTGTCAAGAGTAAATGGAACCGCGCTTACTTCTGTGCAGACCGGAATGTCAGGGAACAGTATATCGTTTGAATCCTTCAATGATTTCTGTTGGATTGCAGACGGTACCAATATGTACAAGTACGACATGACCAATATAAGGAACTGGGGCATTGCCGCGCCAACCGTTGCGGTTACTGCAACGGTTTCTGGTAGTGCCGGGACATTCTCTGCTAGTGTCGGGTTTACTTACAAGTATACCTACTACAATAGCAGCACGGGCCATGAGTCTGCGGATAGTGCCGTTGCTTCAACAGGGGCGTTCACGAATAAGGCGAGCGTGGCTGTTGGCTACACGGCAAGCACGGATGCACAGGTTACACATGTTCGGATTTACCGAACAACTGACGGTGGTTCCACATACTACCTGTTGACAACGGTAACGAATGCAACGAGTTCATATACCGATACAACGGCTGACGCGACATTGCAGAATAACGCGCTGTTTGCCTCTGACGACAACGATCCTCCTGTTGGTGCTCGGTATGTCTGTCTGCATAAGAAACGGCTGTTCACGCTGAACCAGACCTCAAATACGAGCCGCCTTGCGTGGAGTAAGATTAACAAGCCTTGGGCATTGCCGGACACATACTATGAGGATATTGACAAAGGGTATGGCGGCGTGGGCACCGGGATTGTTTCATTCGGTGACGCGCTTGTTGTGGCGAAGAATAAAGTAATCTGGGTTATATGGGGATGTGAGAATGAAGATTCAATCAACTGGGTCAAGGTCAGACAGATTGAAAACAACGGGGTCATTGCCCATCGATCCCTCATTGTATCCAACGGATACATATACTTTGTCGGTAGGTTCGGGTATATATACCGAATGGGAGCGGACTTCAACCCTGTCAGAATATCTTTGGACATTGATTCATTATTCGACAATGTGACAGAGGCGGCTATGGCTGGTGCTGTGGCCGTTGACCGTGGTAATGGCAAACTGTATTTCAGCTTACCGTCCAATACGAATAGTGCGAATAATGACCTGTTGCTTGAATATGATACGCAGTTTGAGTCCTGGCATCCGTACATGAAAAGTAAAATGGTTAGCGCAATGGCGGTAGCCAACAGCGAGAACGAGAGCAATAACTGGTACTCTGGCGATGTGTACGGATTTGTAAGGAATGAGGCAACTGGCGACACGGACGATGCGGCCGGATTTGTCGCCTCTGTTGAGGGGCGATATTCCCACATGGAGTTGCCGTCATTGTTTAAGAAGGTATGGCAGATCGCAACTGAAGCCACAATGAGCGTTGTTGGCGATACCGTTACTGTCACGCCCAAGACGAGAACTGGATTCTATTCAACACATACGATTACCCACGCTGCGCAGGATGTGTGGATAGGCGGTTGGATTGGAAGTTGGAGTTCGCTTAGCACGGATAGGATAGAGCGGCAAATGTGCGCGCAGGGCGTTGTTGGAGCGCATATAGCCGTTGACATTCAGAGCAATACTTCAAGCGGGGATTGTACCTTTGAAGGCGCGACGCTTGAATATACGGTTGAAACAACTTGAGGTGACGAAATGGCGTACTACACAAAGGTAGCCACATTCAGTGACGCGGTAACGAATAACAGTTGCAACTCACTGGATACGGAACTATCAAATATACAGACAGGATTTGCTACTGCTGAAGCTGCTGTTGGCGTGAACGCTGCGGCGATTGCCGTTAATGCGGCAAACATTGCAACAAATACGAGCAACATTGCAACGAACACTGGAAACATATCAGCACTGCAAACGACTGTAACAACTTCTGGGTTTGTAAAGTTTGTCGGGTACGACTTTGACGCAACGAGCGCTGCTTCTTCAACTGGTGCTTCTTGGACAGCATGCAGTGTAACTGTTCCAGCAAGCACAGCAACGAACGGATTGAAGGTAACTCTGTCAATGCAGTTTGACGGAACCGGAGCTGGAAGCTTTGACGGATTCTTGCCGTTGAGGATGAAGGTCGGTGGTGCAGCGGCAGAAGATTTGTCTGCAACTGGTGCAGGCCGTGACGCTCGATTTGATATAGTTGTTGGCGCATACGGAGCAGGAACGCATACGCATGAGAGAACAATGTATGTAAGCGCAGCAACAACGAGCGGCCTTACAACTCCATTCGACAAAACAAAGGAAGTAATTCTGTATGCTGGAGCGGCGTGGAATGTTGGCGCGGCTGGCCTTATAAGCAATGTTTCAATGACCGTTGAAGCGGTGTAACATGAGCGACATTGAAGAACTGAAACGAGAGCGCGATGGGTGGAATGAAGTGTACATGGCGTTTGTCGTGGATAACAATTCCGGCAAGCGAGAGTTCAAAAGGAAGCATGAAGACTGCGGGCTGTGTCCCAAGTACAGGGTAGAAGACGAAAGCGGGTATATATCTTGCAGGGAATGCCCTATAGTTAAGCTGACGCGCAGGACATGCAACTACTGGTGGGGGATTCACGGGATAGAACAGGGTAAAACAGAAACCGGAAGTGCAGCACTTACAACATACCTGTGGCTGAAAGACATGATTGAAAAAGCCGAAGCAAAGGAAGTGGATTAAAATGGGATGGGTTGGCCCTGCAATATCTGTTGGCTCCGCTATTTTTGGAAACAAGGCAAGCAAGAACCAAAGGAACATGGCAAATGAGGCAATGCGGAATCAAATGACGCTTGCCGGACAAGCCATGCAGCCGTATGACGAGTTCTATGGATTCAAGGGCGGTGCGCCAGAAGAAGGCATGAATCCATGGGAGCTTGCCATTGCGCGGAACTATACAGACGCGCTACAGGGATATGACCCTAACACAAGCTCATTGCAGCGTAGCGCGCTGTTAGAGGCGATAGACAGGTCTTATGCGGCGAATGACGCGGCACAGCGCGAAAGGCTCACACAGGCTGGATTTGACCCCAACAGCGGCACTGCGTTGCGGGCGGGGCAGGAAATGGACGAAGCCCGCGCACTGGCACGACAGACAACGGCAAGGGATCTGTACTTTCAGAACGAGGAATTAAAGAGACAGGCTGCAAGCAACCTTGGGAATATGGGACGAAGCGTTGCGGATATTCCGCTTGCTGCGAGTGGCGCGTATGGACAGGCGGGAGCGGCCGCACAGAACAGGGCCGATCAGATCACGGGTTCGTATTCTGGTCTTGCCGGGACGCTTGGAACAATGTATGGCATGGGCGCGTTTGGTGGTGGCGGTGCGGAATCACCGTCAACCGTGAGCGGTGGATTATCTGGTATAGGTGGCGCAATGCAGGGTCCTCGCGGCGCAACGCGGCAGACAACAACGGCCCCCACATCTACCACGCAGCCTCCGAATTTTGGCAGCTCAACCTCATGGATTAACAGATACAAAATGGGAAATCAAGACCGCTACATTGAACGGCTTAATAGATTCTGATATTCAGGGAGTAAATCATGGCTAACCTCACACCCTTTGTCCAGACACTTGACAGCTTCTTACAGGGCCAGTTGAAGGGACAGGAATACAAGCGCAATCTTGAGGCCGAAGAAGCGCAGCGCAAGATGGCGCAAGAGCAGATGATGTTCGAACGCGGGATTGCAAGCGGGCAGCTGGATGTCCAGCGCGGGAATCTTGCTGCGAATAGGGCAAAGCTAGGCGCAGAGTTACGGTCAAACACATTGGACAGAATGGCAAAAAGCAGGGAAGCATTGGCAAAGCGGCGCGGAGAAGCAAAAAAAGAAAAGCGCGAGTTTGTTGAAAGATCAGAAGATGCAATTATGAAGCGCGCTGGTGACTTGATGGAGTTTGGAAGCATGACACCAGCAGAAGCATGGAACCAAGCAACAGCAGAACAGCGTTCTAAAACGCATGGCCAATATGATGTTGGCAGAGAGGGTCTATATGGCCCTCAAGAAGCAACAACAACATTCCAACCAAGGGGGGCCATGCTTGAGCCTGGGTTGCAGCAACAAAAGTTTGCACACCAGCGGTCAGTGGATTCCGAACAAACAAGACAGGCAGACGAAAGGATTCGCATAGCAGAGGGAAATCTTGCGGTTGCGCAAAAGAACGCAGAAACAAGCGCACGAAATTTAGAATCAATGGCAGAGCTGAGAAAGGCCACAATAGAAAACAACGCGGCCATAACAGCCAAAACAATGCAGGATATTAGTAAGACAGGAAAGTACGGACCAGAGGCAATGTCCGCGATAAATTCTTTCTTTGTGCTTCAGCGCGGCCTGTTGCAAAAACCATATTACGAAATGAACGCAGAACAAAAGAGGGCAATAATAACGAGACAGTGGAATGAACTTAACCAGTACCTTGTTGGGCTTGGATATCCCGCTCTTGATTCCGCTCCAGAGGACAATTCATGGCTTAGGCCGCTTATGCAGTCTGTTTACACTGCAATAGACCCTGCAACTGGTGATTCTGGGCCAGTTGTTGAAGGCACAACAAGCGGATACTATGTGCCAACCCCGCCAGAAATATTTGTTCCCGGTTCCTCTACCCCTCCATCCGCTCCGACAAAAAGCACTGGCCCTAAAAAGTCAGACGCGCCTTCCTCAAAGCCGATTGTTATTGAAGGCGTGAGGCCCGGTTCTGGCGGGAAAAGCAATGGTAAGAAACAGAGCAAAACCACTTCGCGCAGCATTAAGCGGGTTGACTAATGGCTAAAAAAAGCAATGGTACGCTAACGAGTTTTTACAGAAGCGTTCAAGCTGGTCCGCAAAGGCCGACCGATCCTTATAGCCTTAAATTTATTCAAGAGGCTCACGCTCGCAATGTCGGAAAACAGCCGAAGCCGATAGAAGAATACGCAAAGGAACAGGCACGGTTTAAGGAAAACCGTGAGGGCGGCAGGAAGATTCAGCTTACAGGGAAAGACAAGGCGAAATACGAGATTGATGTTGATACATTCGATCCAGATCGCGCGGAGATACTTGCGAGTAACTTCACTGAAAAGCAGCTTGAAGCCGCTGCGCCGAAAGACAAGAAGCCGATTCTCGTTAAGGGCGTTGACGGTGGAACATATAAGATAAATCCGCTGTTGTTTGCCGATGACGAGATACCAGCGTACAAGGAGCTGCTGTCACCTGAAGTATTTCAGTGGGCCATGAATGAGATACACGGTATTCCGCAGCCTACAGACAAGCCGACAATGGACAAGTTGCGTGAAATGCGCGCTGGTCTTGGCGCGGCAGAGGCGATGGGAGAACCGCGCAGGGGCGGCGGTGTTCCAAGGCCGGACGCTGTTGCTACAACAGGGGCGGCGGCAAAGTCAACAGCAATAGAGCGAACATGGAACGCGCTGGATGTCGGATTCGATTTGATAACGAAGGCGTTTGAAGAAGCACAGGTTGCCCCTCTTGGCGCGCTTGGTGGCCCTTTTGCTTTGGCTGGCGTTGCGGCTGGCGTAGGAGATGTCCGTGTCCGCAATGTCATTGAAGCCGCCTCTGGTGCAGAACAAGGCACGATACCGCCAATGTTCAATGAGGGCGTGCTGAAAGAAACATTCGACTACCTTACAGACAGGTCTGACATTAAGCCTACGCTTTTCGATAAGCAGCTATACCGTGAAGACGAAAAGGGATTGGCACATGTTTCCACGGCAATGAACATAGGCATGGAACAGGGCAACAAAGCAATGATTACCTTTGGCCTTGTTTCCGGCTTGGTTGATCCCATTGCCCCGGTTATTGCCGGGTATCGTGGCGTTAGGTTCGCAGGTAAAGTATTGAAAGCCTCTCACCTGTATGGCGGCAGTTCTATTCGTGCGCTGAATGCGGGGGAGCCGCTTTCTGTGGTTGCCGCCATGCGCCGAATTAAAAGGTTCGATAACGCCGTACAGGGCGCATTGAAGCTATCTATACGCAAGAATATAATGGATGTTGATCCAGAGACACTTGCGAATAAGATTGACGAAGTGCTTGAGCGGCCCACGGTTGGTAAGGCTGAACGGGCAGCGGAAGACATTGCCCCACCAGTAAAAGCTGAAAAGCCCGAGCTGCGGCAACAGGTAATAAACAACGAAGTCAAGGCTGGCCCAGGCGTTGTGGATGATGTCGTTACACGCGCTGACGCAGAACGCGCAACGAATTTACAGGTATTGCGCGAGGTTGACGCTGTAATGGAAGAAGCGTATCGCATGTTCCCTGACGAATTGATACAGGCAGAGCGCGGTCAGACAAGAAGCGGTGGCGTTGTTGAGGATGTTGTTTATAAGACACCAGAAAAAAGAAAGTCTACTGGCGTAAAGCCCAAAGAAGCAGTAGCAGAACAAAGAGCAGAACCGCTTTATAGAGAAACCGTAGAATCTCAATATCTTGTAGAACAGGGGGAAATGAATACTGGGTGGGATATTGATATAAAAACTGGTGAAACAAGGGCGAATGAGACAGAGATATTTAGACATGGAACAGCTAAGAAAACAGAACTTTCACCTGAAATTGTTGACCCAATAAACCTCAAGGGAATTAAAAAGTATTTCAATCTTCATGGGCCAGGTTTCTATACCACAAGGAACCAGGGAATAGCTGGTAAGTATGCTGCAAATCACGAAGATGGTGGAAAGGTCTATGAAGTTGTAATAAAGCCAAAGAAAACCCTTGATTTAGACGAAAAACTAAATGACGACCTTGTAAAGCAGGTAATGAATGCTATATTAAAGCCAGATCCAGAAAGCGGCGATATTGCATTCCGACTTAATGATGACATTATTGTAACAATGCAGAATTTTGGAATGAATAGAGAGATAACAAATGGAAACTTTTTAGCAATAGTTAGGCATGAACTTGTAAAGGCTGCTGATGAGCATTATGGTAGAGCATGGTTCACTAAAAAATACGACAATGTAAACGACACGCTTGTTTCACTCGGATATGACACCATGAAACATGAAGGTGGAAATATCCGAGGTGGTGGTAAAATAAAACATGACGTAATGATAGCTATAAAGCCCAAAAGCAAAAACATTAAATGGGAAAACCCAATTGTATCAATATCAGAAGCACCAACAAGGGCAAGCAAGGCTTTTGACATTTCTGAAAATATAGTTGAACGGCCTGGAGGAGTTGTTGAATATGTCTTTGGAATCAATGGCCGCATGGACATTGCGCCGGAGACAAGACAGGCTGTTGAAGAAGGAATAATGAAATTCCATAGCGGCCCTTCTATAACCCTGTCAACGCTGCGCAAGGTTGGTGAAGGAGCAGGGTGGCTTTATGATCTTACATTTGAAACGATAAGCAAATATATTTGGAAGCCCGGTGTCCGTGCGCTAACTGGCGGCAGGGTTCCAGACGGCTTCTATAATTGGGGAAAAGCACAGCGGAAAGCATTCATTGACAGTAATCTTGGCACTGGCAATGACTACGACAAGTGGATTCAGAGACTTGTTGCTCCTTCTGAATTTAGGGGCAAGTCAGTTGCAGAGGCAATGGTTGGTATCAACAGGGACGAAAGGATTATCCGCGAGATTATAGACCCGCTTATTACGGCGGCTGTAAATGACGAGGCTGCGCGCAAGGCGTTCATGGCGGCGAATGGAGAGATACCAGTTGAACAGTTGAATGTGCTTGAAAAAGGGCTGTACGATAACTTTGTCGTATTGCGCGAAAAGTTCACTGACGAAGGATTGAAACAGTTTATTCTCACTCCGAACATGATACGAGAGAACTATATAAGGAACTACTACGACTACACAAAAATGTCTTTGCTTGATGCCATGCGCCAGCGCAAGGCGTTTGAAATGGATATGGGTTATACGATAAGAAGAAAGAATGTTCTTACACACGAACAGGCAGCAAAGATAAAAAACTATGTCGCATTCAGACAGTCTTTCCCAAAGGATTTCAATGGTTCTATAATTGACGATATGGCAAGGGAAATAGCTGAAACAGATCAATTAAGTTTTGCAACTAAGACAAGGGCTGCACACGAATACAAGCGCGTAAAGAACACAAGCATAGAAGACGCTAAAAACTTTGTTGACAATCTTTACATGAGAAGCAGAAAGAAGGAGAGGAAGGTAAGTGCTGCTGCGGCTGCAAAGAAGTCAACCGGGACGAAGAAGACAAAGCCACAAGAGCCACGGGTTAGGGGATTTGATATTCCAGACGAAGAAATGCGAAAGAAGATTGACAAAGCTATAAAAAACAAGTCTTCATTTTGGGAGCGTGGAACATACATTACTCCCGACTGGAAAGAAGAACATTTAATCAAGGACATTCGCGCCGGGTACCACGGTCTTAGGCAGTTGGGTTATGACGCTGTTCGCGCTAAGCACATGCGCCATATATTCAACGATCCAGAAGTTAATCCTATAGCCGGGATATGGGGCGATCTGTTTCCAGATATTGAACTGAACACGGAAACAGTGAACAGGTTTCTTAATCCGGAGTTTGAACGGCAGCTTGTAAAAATGGAGCGTTACGCAAGCAAAGAAACTGCCGGACAGATTGACGGTTATCTGAAGGCGATACAGAAGCTGAAAGAACAGCGGCGCGCGCTTGAACTTGATCCGACATACGCGCTTATTCCCGACCAGTTAAAGTATGGCCCAATGCGGAATACCTATGTCAAGAAGCATGTGTACAATGATCTGCGCTCAATAAACAACGCTCCAGACATTGGCGCGAACCTTGCGAATACGCTTGATAAGATTGGCGTAACCGAGGCATACAAACAGTGGAAAGCCTCTAAGACTGTATGGAATCCCGCGACACACGCGCGCAATATTATGTGGAACGCATACGCGACATTCATGTTTGCGGATGTCAACCCTGTTGACTTTGCTTTGTGGGGCGATACAACGCGGCAAATTCTGAACAAGAACTCTGATTTGTTCAAGTCCATGACAGACACCGGGGTGTTCAAAACCGGCTTTGCGGAGGCTGACCTTACCACATTCGCAAGGTCTATGCAGAATAGCCTTGAGGGTCAGAAGACGGTTAAGGGCGGCTCTGGTTGGGCGGCTGCCATAAAGGCGAAGGTGTCTCCGCTAAACTTTGCAAAGCGCGCATATGGCGGAGAGGAAAACTACTTCAAGGCCCTTGTGTTCAACAGCGAGATTCACAAGGCTGGAGGGTGGGATGTAGTAAGGAAACAGCTTGCAGATGGTGATTACACGGCAATAAACGAGGCTGCTCAAAAGGCGAACAAATATCTGTTCGACTATTCGGATAAGTCTCCGATATTACAGGCGTTCACAAAGACACCGCTGTTTGGCTCTCCGTTTGCCACATTCTACGCGAAGTTCATTCCAATGTTTGCAGAGGAAGTAGCCAAGCGTCCGCACCGCGCGCTGTTACCGTATGGCATTGCGGCTGGAATGATTTACCAAGCCAAGAAAAAATACGGTGACGAGACTGTTGAAAAGTCTAAGAATGCATTGCCAGAATGGGTTAAGCAGTCTGTGCCGTTGTCTGGAGAGTACGGCGATCCAGATTCAATCGTGTGGTGGGACTGGACGAATATACTTCCATACATGGACGCGCTTGATCTTCCGTTCAGGCAAGAAAAGAAATTTGTCGAGGGTGCGCTTGAGGGTAGGCTTGACTATTCTCCTGGCGCGTCCATAAGGGAAAAGTTGGAATATAGTGTGTCTTCAAAGAATCCGTTATCGCCATTGGGCGCGCCAATTCCAAGAACCGTTTACGACATTTCAGCGAACAAGGATTTTGCAGGTAGGCCGATTCGCACAACAGAAGGAGTTGCCAGTGACAGGCAGACAATGGACTATATTCTGCGTATGCTTCTCCCGTCAATTTATCCAGAAGCCATAGGCGAACCAGGCGCCCCAGGTCCGCTTGGCGACCTTCCCGGCCCCGGTGGATACGGCGCGAAGCGCATAGAGAGCGCAAGGTGGGGGCTTGAAGACCCTGCAACTGGAATGGACAGGGACATAACACAGGCCCGCATTAAAACCTATGGCGGTATTGACCTACAGCGCACGAATGTCCAGCGCGCCGAAGCGTTCAAGGTAAAAGAAATAATAAAGAAGATTGACGAAACAGTGAGGGCGATACGAAGCGTTGAAATGAAGAGACGGTCTACTGGTGACGCATACGCTGATTTCAGAAGGAAGCAGCTTGATAGGGAGCTTGTGCAGTGGCAAAAAGAACTTGAAGAACTGAACGAGGCGAACCAATGAGCATTATAAAGGCCAACGGCGGCGGTGGAGCGGAGCGTCCGCAGAATGTAATCGTAAAGAATCCTGTGTGGTGCGTTCTGAAGGACGAGAGCGGTACTGCGCTTGGCACGCAGACGAATCCAATTTATGTGGACGGTGTTTCTGGCGGTACGGTACCTTTGCCTACTGGCGCGGCTACGGAGGCCACGCTTGCCACGCTGAATGGCAAGGTGACGGCGTGTAACACCGGGGCTGTTGTTGTGGCAAGCAGCGCACTACCTACTGGCGCGTCCACGGCAGCGTTGCAAACGAGTGGGAATGCGAGCCTTACAACGATTGCCGGGAAAGACTTTGCTACGCAGACAACTCTTGCGGCGATAAAGGACACAGACGGGATCAAGAAGATTACTGATCCAGTAGCGGTTACAACGGTTAAGCCGGACGGCACAAACACAATGCCGTCTCTTGATAACGCTGCTCGTGCTGGATATGTGTATGTCACGGACGGCACAACTACGCAGAAAATAGACGCGACAACAGGATGCTCTAAACATGTTTCCTTTGAACACAGCCACATTCACGATGGAAGGCATTTCTATATACAAGAAGTTGTTGATCTTGCTGCAAATGCGGTTAGAGAAATAAGGATTACAACCCCGAACACGGCCGAATGGGCTCATTTCACATTCAAATTATCGTGTGAATCTGAAACAGAAGTTTATCTTTACGAGGATGTCACAATCGTTACTGCTGGAACACCAGTTACTCCTGTAAATAACAACAGAAATTCAGCAACAACGAGCGGGCTTACCGTTGATTACATAGACAATGCTTCTGTTGCAAACGCAAACGCAGACACAACGGTTTCTGGATATATTCATCATGCCATTGCTGGTGCGAACAAGGATCAGGGTCAAAGCGAGAGGGACAGGGAGTTGATTCTTTTACAAAACAAAACATACTCATTGCGCATGATAGCAACTGTTGCTGGTTTTGTAAATTATGAAGCAGAGTTTTACGAGCATACAAACCTGTGATATAATAATTGCGGGGTGGCAAAGTGACAGATCGTGAATCAGAGGTTCTTCGACAACATGGGGAAATCATCGCGGCAATGTCTGCCAATCTTCGGAATGTGGAAAAGGCCATTTCGCACCTTGGAAAAAGCATTGATGGATACAACGCTCGATGCGACGCGCGGCATATCTCTGTTGACGGTTCTATCGCTGACGCGCATAGCCGAATCAGCAGCGCAAAGGATTCCTTTTCAGCCGAACTCGGAGCGATCAAAGAAGATACTGGAAAAATAAAAACTGCTATCGAGTCTATGCGCGGAGATTACCGAGTGCTGCAAGTAAAGGCAGGAATATGGGGAATGATTGCTGGTTCTATTCCATCAACTATAGTTGCAATCGCAATTTATTTCAAAGGATAGTCAGGTGATGGCGTGGATTTTCAGAAGCTGAACGGTAAGCAGTTCCGGTTTTGCGGCGAAGTATGGACACTGAAGACCGTGCCGTCAATGAAGAGCGGCACCGTTGGTGAGGTTTTATTCCGTATACGCACAGTCCGCATAGTCAAGGGGTTGGGCTGGTTCGACACGCTCATGCACGAGCTGCTGGAAGCCGCAACATATCTCCATAAATCAGCATTCATAAACACACAGGACAGGGTTCTATTTTCATTTGACCACGACACACTGGACAACATTGCCCGCGATGTGAGCGGCGCGCTTGCACAAATCCTATCCGTGGAGTGAATATGCCAGAATCAAAATACTGGAACCGTGACAAGGTTCGCGCTTTCCTGTTGAAGAACCCGCACACGAACGCCGTGGAAGTGGAAAAGGCAACAGGAGTTCCGCGCCGATCTGCGCTCCGCTACATGAAACAAATCCGAGAAAATAGCCAAGCGGCAAAAGTACAGGAAACGGCACAGCGTATAGCGCACGAACGCAAGGCAATCTATGCTATGCCGCCAAAATCTGATAAAAATGCGTCACAGGCGATACCAGCCATGTTTAATGTGAATCTGGGGCGAAAACACAGGCTGGTTGTTGGTTTACCTGACATGCACCTGCCGAATCCGCGTGGATTGTACGCAGACTCCGCGAAAGCCGCGCTCAAGTTTTGCGCAGTGAACAATCCAGACGAAGTTGTTATCATGGGTGACTTCTTGGATCTTCAGTCCGTGGCGCACTGGAATACGAAAACACCGGGGCGCGTAATCGAACACAACCTTGGGCGCGATTTCAAGAGCGGAAACTTCTGCTTAGATTCGCTACAACAAATGACAGACAAGATTACATACCTTGAAGGGAACCATGAGGCGTGGCTGACACAGGCAATGGAACGCGACATTGGATTGCGCGAACACCTCGAGCTACGGGATTGCTTGCGCCTTCCGGACAGGGGCATTGACCTTATTCCAGAGAACGGTGTATACAGGATAGGCGAAGCGCGCATGACTCACGGCTGGTTTGCCGGGATATACCATGCTCGGGCAACGGCTGACGCGGCAATGACCAATATGTTTTACGGACACACGCACGATGTCCAGAGTTTCAGTAAGACAAAGAGGCCAGGGCATGAGCCTATCATAGCGCAGTCGTGCGGATGTCTGTGTGACATGAACCCGTGCTATTTGCGCGGCAAGCCGAACCGTTGGGCCAGTGGATTCCTTATCCTGTACATTCGTGACGATGGGACATTCACTCATTATGTGCCTATAATTGTAAATGGCCGCTTCATATTTGAAGGGAAGGAGTACAGCGCATGAACACATCAGCAGACAAGGTTCTTGAACAGGCGGTAAATGGCCTTGGAACACCGTATGTATTTGGTGCTGACGGCGGACCAAACGACACTTCATGGGATTGCTCTGGATTCGTGTTGGATTGTTTGAGAGATTCCGGCGCACAGCCAAGCAATCTACCGGACATGAATGCACAGGGAATCTACACATGGGCCTCAAAAAACGCAAAGCGCATATCTGTGAAAGACGCATTTAACATGCCGATTGCGCTTGTTTATAGGCACAGCAAAAGCGATGGGAAAATAGTCCATGTCGGATTTGCCACGCGCGGAGCTGTAATTCATGCAAAGGGTAAGGACTACGGAACGATACAAGAACCAGCAAAATACAGTAATTGGACCCACGCCACAACGATACCTGGAGTTATCTGAAAGGAGCATAATAATGAAAATGTCGTGGAAGAACCTTGAGCGGTTGGTAAAGAAAGTGCGCGGTAAAGAGGTAGGCGGAATTGTAAATGACATTGTTTTTGACGAAACTATTATGGAGTTCATCGGCAAGGGCGCGGAGTTCATTGAGGCTGGCATGAAAACAATCTGGAACGCCAAGAAGGTAAAGATTCATACTGTCCTGCACGACAGCATGATTGAGTTCCTGAACAGCCTTGAACTTATCAATCAAGAGTTGGCAGGACAGGCGGCTACGAAGTTTGCGGATGCGGCTATTGACAAGGTTGAGGCGTTGCTCATGGAGGTGTTTGACTGACATGGAGCAGAAGATTCTCATGTGGCAGGGGATTGTAATGGCTGTTATCACGGCTGTAACAACAGTTGCCATATTCGCAGTGCAGGGATTTATCCGCATTCAACGAGAGATTAACCGCTTCAAGGAGATTCGTGCGTCACAGAGCGAATCAGAAGCACTGAAGGCTACGCGAATCAGCAGGAAAGACGCGCAGAAACGCGGGCTTACGAAGTGATCCTGTAGTATTCTGTTCTGTCTGGTTCTCCTGTAATGTACTCCGGCTTGTACTGGCGGCATCTGCGTTTCGATTTCACCTTTACCATCATTGGCCCCTGTATCGTAATCGTAGGCCACTGTCCGCGCAATGCGTAGCGAATGCGCTTGCTTATAGCGTAAAGGCGTGTCCGCATATTTAGAACCCCCGCGAAAAGAAGAATGTCCAGACTGCAATGAGCGATATGATTACAACTACCGCAGCGGCCAAGGCGATAACGCAGCCCATGAACGCAGCGTCATTGTAGCGTTGCGCCTCGATTGAATCGTGGTCGTGTGGTTTCATTTGTCGCGCCCTCTTTCATTAACATGTTTTTGATATTCCATATCTTTCTTTACAATTTCTTCATGTTCCTTTAGCCATGACTCCGCGCATTCGCCCTTAACCCATTCTTCGTTGCGCGTTCCGAGATCGAATCCGTATTGCATTCCGGCAATGAACAGGTCCTGTCCAGCCAGTTTGCAGTAGTGCCGCTTGATTGCCTTGAAGTACCGTTCTCTTTCTTCGTTGGTCATTTTGTATCCTCCAGTAAGATAAGCAGCAGCACACAATACCCCGCCATGTCCATAATAGTATCGCGCAGGGATTCGCCACACGCTCCATGTAATCCCGCTGATTGCATTTTCGCTATGCGGTCAGCCTTATCGTCCATTCGCCCGAGGATTCGCTGAACTGGTGACTGGCCGGACATGCGGCCCGGTTCTCTGAACTTGTCGCCGTATCCCTCGCCCTTGCGCACGAGAAGATCGGACAATTCGTTACATGTTGCGCGTATCTGGTCAGCGGTTGTCATTTTTCTGTTTCCTCTTTTCCGCGATTTCCTGCTGAATGAGAACGCAATTTTTCAACAGGTGATTGGGCCTGTGGTGACATGTGGTTGTCCTTAATGTTTCTTTCAAATCGCATGGATATGAAGTGTGCGAGCCGCAGTGGTGTTCAAAATATCTCTCTGTCCTGTGCGGGCAGTGTTTCACGCGCACCTTCTTTCCGCAGCAGAATGTGTGATAGTCGTGGCAGCAGTTGTTGTCAGTCATTGCTCACAGCCTCCCGATTTTGACATAGTTTTTTAAGTTGCGGTGTTCGAGTTCAACCTTCCACGCCTGCCCGTCAATCCAGGGGAACGGATTCCCCCACGGGAATATCGAGGATTCCACAAACGCGCGGCGAGCACACGGCCCGAGCACGACAACTATCTCGCCCGTGTCGCGCTCGCACAGTATGTCGCCGCGCCTGTGTGTCATTTTTTGCTCCATATTATTCCCGTGCCGAGACAGGATTTACATTGCTCTGGCGGAAGGTCTGATTGTGAGTATTGGCCGGTCCCGCCAGAATAAAATCCGCTTGGAACGCCGCCACGCCCATCGCATACAGGGCATTTGTGTGGCATTGGGCCACTGATTGTTTCTTCATGTTTCCATGTGCTCATTCCGCGCCACCGCACTTTTCTTTTTCCATGGCCTCCCGCCCGTCTTTCGCCATTTTCTCAAAGTTCTTGGCGTCTGCGATGTAGTCTATTTTGAGAGATTCAAAGCGGCATCCACTTGCGCTTCTTCTCAATTGTTTTGCGCTTTTTTCAAGCCACTCAACCATCTTCTCAATCCATTCTTTTTGTGTCATTCCGCGTCACCGTCCTTTATGTATTTTCCACCGTGCGGGCAGTCGGCCCAGGTGAATGTCGTGTAGTACGCGCAGTCACCCTCGTTGCATCTCTCGTTGGCGTTTTCAAAATGGCATGTCTTTGGCGACAGGTGCGCCTCAAGCTCGTCCACGCGGGCCTGTAGCCTGTCAACGAGTGATAGCAGAAACGGGATGTCCGTGCGGGATGCGGCGATGAATGTGGCATCTTCAATGTCTGGTTCAGAATACCACCCCTGCCATTCCGCTGAACAGCCACTGAACACCGGGAAAACGGATATATCCCCACGCTCTTTTTTTGTTTCCCACGGCCCTTCGGTAGCCGCCCGTTCGCGCTGCTTGATTTCCGCTATCATGGAAAGCTCCTGTTCTGTCAGCATGTCAGTCACGCCCCTTTTCCTTTTCGATCTCTGCCTTCAGCCGAGCGTTCTGCGCTTCGAGTTCCGCGATCCGCGCGCGCTGCTCGGCCATAAACGCAACTGGGTCTTCTATGCCCTCAAGCGCGTTCACACATGCGGCGGCTCTATCGGCATATTCGCGCACCCCCATGTGAAAGTGAAAGTGTTTAAGAAATGACTCGTTGTGCTTGTCATTTATCTCGATATCTTGCATTGCACAATCTGGAACGCAGGAAAACTTAATATACGATATGTTTCCATCTGTCTTAACTATTAGCGGTTCGCCGTACTTGCTCATTCGCCATCTCCTTTCACCGTGTAAGCCGGGCAGCTCCAGGCATTTAGCCCTGGGCATTTTATTCCAGCAACAAAACAAACACTTCCGTACTTTGCGCCGCATGTTTTAGATTCGTTTTTCACATCCACCATCGCCGCGCCTTTGAGGTTACGCTTTAGAATATCGAGCGCGTGAATCATTCCGCACCTGTACTCGTTCGATGACACATCGCGCCCGCATTGGTCAACGCTCGGCATTGCAGCCCCAATTTCCTTTATCGCCCTCTGTATCGGGTTCATTCATCGGCTCCTTTCTGCGTTGTCATTCCGATTGCTCCTTTTCCTTTTCCTCTCGGCAGTCCACGCACAGGCCGTCCGCTGTTTCCGTGACATGGAACCTGCCGTTGCAATCGTCGCACATTACCCACTCTGGATCGCGCAATCGAGGCGGCGGCACAAAGCCGCTGTGGTATCCGTTCTGGTCACACATTGGCTTTCTCGTCCAGTTCTTTTGATTTTTCTTCGTCGCACAGCGTCCACACGCCTCTTTCGACATAGTACCACTTGTTTGCCTCTGCCTCTCCAACAATACGGCACGCTGTTTTAATTTCACCAGCTTCAAACCATCGCGTAATCTGCACAGAGCCGTAGCCCGCTTTTTGCGTTGCCCCGTCGCCCGCAGTTTGCGTTGCCATGTAGCCCGCTTTTTGCGTTGCCCCGTAGCCCGCAGTTTGCGTTGCCCCGTCGCCCGCAGTTTGCGTTGCCCCGTAGACCGCTTTTTGCGTTGCCCCGCCGCCCGCAGTTTGCGTTGCCATGTAGCCCGCTTTTTGCGTTGCCCCGTCGCCCGCTTTTTGCGTTGCCCCGTCGCCCGCTTTTTGCGTTGCCCCGTCGCCCGCAGTTTGCGTTGCCATGTAGCCCGCTTTTTGCGTTGCAAAATTTGTACGCGCGTCTTTTGGCGCGTATTTGACAATGTTTGCAATCACTTCTTCTTTCGTCCCTACGGAGGCGTCTTCTGCTCTGCGGAATTTGCACTTGTCGGTTAGGTCGCCTTCATCGCACAGATACCCATTTTCTGCATCAACGAGAACGCACATCCATACAGAGCCATCGAGCAGGCCAGCGCTCCCCTCGCCCCACGGTAGGCCGTGCAGCCCACCGCCGCATACAGGTTCGTTGTTCCAGTCCGGTGCCACTGTAGGCGCGCCTTCGTTCCACTGGAATCCGTTGTGCGATATCAGCCCTTTTCCGCATTTCCTCAATACGAGTATGTGGCTTGTTTTCGTTGGTACGAGTTCTCGGTATCCGCTCATTTTCCCTGTCTCCTTTTTGTTGGTGTCACACATTGGCTTTCACCAGTTCCTCTCACAACCGCGCGGGGAGTCGAACCCCGCACAGCGCCACGGCGGTTATTTCTTTACTGCTTCGCGTCCACGCTTGCGGCTCTTGTGGCCTCAAGTATCGGCAGGTTTGCTTCCGTTGGGATATAGATTACTTCGCTTGTCCCATCGTTCAGCCCCTGTATCCACAGGTATCGTAGATATGAGTCGTTACCCTTGAGGCTGTCCCCGATAATCCTGTTTGCCTCTGCCACTCCGCGCGCGCGGGCAATTTCTGATTGCGCTTTAGCCTTTTCGTCAATGAGCCGCGTCTGCGCATCAAGTTCAACGGATGCCCGCCTTGCCTTTGCCTCCTCGATCCTGATTTTTCTGGACCATTCGGCTTCGCGCAGTTCTGATTTTCCCTTGAGTCCGCGCTGCCAAACGCGGTAGGTCGGCATTCCGGCCATAAAAGCAACGATCAGAACCAGAGCCAACCCTACAACGGCGGCGATTGCACAGCCCCATTCTTTTGTTTCTTTATCCATCTTTTCCATCTCCTTTTTCTGGCCTCATTGGGCCGTGAATTTCGCCAGTTCCTTGTACTCCGCGTGTGTTCGCGGCAACTGTTCTTTCAGCAGCCATATCTTTACCTCTGTGCGTTCTCTGTACGAGTACCACTTCCCGCTTCCCTTCGCGTATAGGGCGACTTGTGAATCGTCCTGCCACACCATTCCGGTGAGCGCGTCCTGTATCATGTTTTGCAAGCGGTCAAGGTCCGGCTTCTTTGTGTGCAGTATTTGTTCTGTTTCATACATCGGGATTTGGAACTTTGGGACACCCGTATTCGGCTTGAAAAACGCTTTCACGCACAGGCATACCGGGCCAGTGTGAGGCGGCGTCTCAATGTCCCATCCTGCGTTTATAACCCACTGCTGAATGTTATTTTCCACTGGTGCGTTTTTGCTTGACTTTGAGGCCACACCCTTCCAGAACTCGCGCCCATCGCTTGTGCGTGTCTTGATTGCGCGCGCAACAACGGATCGCTTTTGGTTTGGCGCTCCCGGTATCGTGAACTCGATTCCGCGCTCTGCTTTCGGTGTGAGGTCAATCACTAAAACACCTCCAGTTGGTGGCCCACGCTGTAATCGTCCGGCCAGATCATTACGCGCCCTCCACGAACCGCCGTACTTGATCCAGATAGAACGGCATTTTCTTTTCATCCACTCCCGCGATACCCGCCGAGTTCCACGGGCGCGGCCACAATATCGCTTGCCCGCCAGCCGCGCGCCACGCATTTATGTTTTCATCGCAATCGTCAATGAGTAACTTTCCGGGAGCGGCTATGGGGGATTTGTCATGCGCGAATATCGGATATGAAAGCTGGTTGAAATTGCTTTCGAGCCAATCCACTCTCTCTATATAAAAGCTGTCGCATCCGTGCATTGGCTTTGTAAGCGGCACGACATTGAATCCTTCTGACATATCCACAACTGCTGCCGCGAACTCTGCCCCGTCCGCGCACACATCAAGCTCGTTCCAGAACCAGCGCGAAACCGCGATTTCCTTTGTAATCATTTCCCACGACACGCCCAGCTCTGCGGCAATGTCATATCGCCTAGGCACCCAGTCATCCGGCATCCCGTACAGCCGCCGCACGCCGCCAACAAAATCCGCGATAACGCCGTCAACATCAAGGAAAATGGTTTTCATTTCCTACACCTCTCCGCGTATTCTCGTTCAGCTTCACGCTGGCACGCCTCAAAAGTAAACGCTCGCCGCGATTTAGACCTGTTATCCATGTACACATGACACGCCACAAGCCTTTTTAATACATTTTCAGGGCATGGTATTAGCGAACCCTTAAACTTGGCTGAAAATTCGTCTGACGGCCAGCTACGCAACATATACGCCTTTCCACAGAAGTATGAGAACTCCACAGCGTCACAATCCCGTGTAAATGCAAGCGTTTCACTTATTGCTTTGTCGTTTATGTCTGTTTTGCATATTTCTTTCCACATTACACACAGCTTGATATATCTGCCCTTCGCGTCATGCAGACCCTGTTCGTATGCAACCTTGATAAAATCCTTCGCGTAATCTGACAGGACAATTTTACTGCCAGTGCTTTTCATGTACCGTGTAGCGTCAGCTATGACTACTGGAGGCGGCAATGATCCCTTGTGGTTCTCGATAAGGTGTTCAAACCCTGCTGCAAGGTCTTCGATTGAGAACTTCTTCAGCGCGTGGAAATATGTCTTTTCCTTGCGCGTGGTAATCTCTTTCTGGTAATCGCATATCTGATTCAGCCCGTCAAGCATATCACAGAATTTTCCGTAGTCTGAATCTCTCATTTGTTGGATAACCAGTCCATTTCGTCAGAGAATCGCTGCGGCTGATGCGGTGTTTGCGGCTTTGTCTGCACCCTATCACCGCCGCGTTCCTGTTTCCGTGAAAGCCAGTTCGTAATGAAGCGGCGATACTGCTTTTTCTTTTTGTCTGGATTTGACAGCAGCCATTCAGCCATTCTCAAAAGCTCTGTTTCGACATTGACCGCTGGATATGCCGCCGCCCACGCGCTCTTGTCTGAATCGGTTATGTTCTTGAAAGATTTTTCAGTGAAGTCGAAGTAAATTTTTGCAATGCTTGGAGCCGTTGTTTTTTTCGGCTCCGAGCAAATGGGTTTTAAGTCTTTTTCTACTTCTACTTCTACTTCTACTTCGTTGACATTCGGTTGAGCCGCTGTTGAACCGTTGTTGAACCGAATGTTGGCTTGTTTCCTTGCTTTTTGAGATTTAATTCCTTTTTCTCTGTTTATTGCACATGTTTCAGCGTATTTTTTTATCTCGCTTTCTAGTTTTCTGTTGAACCACAGTACACCGCTCAAAACAAATCGAGACATGATTATGTCTTTATGTTCGGCCCATTGTTCATTAAGCCCAGAAAGTGCGGCCAGAACACGGTCATCGTCCTGTAGTGCGCCAGATACTGCTTGGTGATTAAGTAGTTGAAAGTATGCGCCGCGCTCCTGCGCTGTCATTGCACACACCGTAGCGTCCGATAACCACGCTTGAGGATACCATTTTATCCAGATAGGCTTAGACATAATGTATAAAGTAAACCCCGCCGCTCCGGGAGAGACAGGGCAGTCGGTTCCCGGTCGCGGAGGGGTTTAGTTGCAATGAGTGTGTGAGATTGCCCTGTCTCATGTAAGTATCTTATGCCTTTACAGTGTCGTTGTCAAGAGATTTGGCTTGATTTATTTCCTCAACGGCCTGTCTGAAGTGCGACATGGCTATGGTCATGCGTAGGCGCGCGGGCGCCGTGTCGTTCATGTTGTCCTTTGCCGCCAGAACTTCCTTTATAGCGGCGCGCAATGGCGTGTCATACATTTTTTTCATGATTTCCTCCGACTTCCCCGGTGACTTCCCCGGTGTAAGACGCGGCCAGGAGTCGAACCTGGTCATTAGACCATCCGCGTCATGTGGCCCGCCCGTTCGTTGCCGGGCGGACCGGGCCTTTGATAAAAACAACAGGGATTTACTGTTACTGCTGCACCCGCCGTCATTCGATCACGCGGGCAAACAAACGATTGGATATTGCGCCGTGTCGTTCGATCACAAGCGCATCCCAATAGGATTGCTCAAGCGAACGGGTCCGGCTCGTTGTCCAGGTCCAGAACCCCTTCATCGTCCGTGTCGTACTCGCTGCCGTCTGACACAAGCGATTGCGGTTCTTTAACGAGCTTCCAGTATTTCCAGTTCACAAAGTCCTTGCCGCCGCCAGAACCTTTCGAGGTTTCCTTTTTTGCAGTAAGAACATAGCCAATGAAGGCTTCGAGAATTGCGGTGCGCGTGAAATCTGACGGCACAACCTTGATCCCGCACGCCTCACACAGAAACTTCAGCATCTTTGCCGGAACATCGCTGCTCTTGTTGTCCGGGAACCAGTAGGACGAGCTGCACTTTGCGCGCCCGTAGCCGTCAGGCTCAAGAACCTTGATTCCGAATGAAATCATGTCGCCCTTGTCTGTGGCGGAATGCCGCACATTCACGATTTCAACGGTGTATGTGCCATCGGGAATTTTGTTTTCGTCCTCAAATTCCTTTTGCGTTGCATCGGCCTGTTTGTAATCGCTGTCATACTGCGAGAGTGCCATTATCCTTGGCCTCCTTTTTGGTTTCTGTGATTGCGCTCTTTTTGTAAGCATTTACCAATCGGGCCGCGCTGCCAGCGGGATCGTCTTCAATCATCGGTATCGGGTCCGGGAGCTTGCGGCGCGCACCAGCCACATATTTTTCTGACGGCGCGGTGCGAAGCGTGCGCTGCTGGATAATCATGCCGTCCTTGTTCTTCATGGATTCCATGCGCATGTAAATGATGTAGTCGCACAGGCCGCATATTGCGTCACGTATGCGGTTTTCCTTGTCAATCGGAAGGTTCGGGCGCACCATTGATTCGCCTTCGCCTGATGCCGTTTCCTTTGCGTGCGCAAGAAGGAAAAAGCCCTTTCCTGTGTGTTGCAGGGAAATAAACTCCTGTATGAATCCGCGAACGAGCAGGGCCGCGCCTTTTCCC